TAGCGTAAAGAAAAAACCCCACCAATATTTGGTGAGGTTTGATGACCACATTTTAATCTTAATAAAAATTAAGACTTAAGACCATTAGATAGTGGTGTGTTTACAAAGATTTCAACCATAGGAATCTGGTCAATATCATAAGTTACACCCCAGTTAGATCCAGTTCTTAGTGCTGAGTTAGCAGGGTTGTCAGCAGCATTAGTCCACTTAGTACCCATAACATGATAAGCACTATGGTAGTCAACAGACATAACATCTTGCTTAGATAAGATGTTTCTTTCTGCTTCAATACCTAGCTCGTCCTGTTGACCTTCAAGAATTACCCCTGACTTCATTAAGT